ACCGGTTTACCCTCTTGCACAAACGTGTACTCGCCCTGGGCATAGCACTTTACCCAATCAACATTCTTCCCGCCCAGGAGCTGTTCATAGTATCCCGTCGGTAGGTTCTTTAGGTTCTCAGCCTTTGGGTTAGTGCGCCACCAGCGGCCACCCTGATGTATGTATCCCTTCGCTTCCGGCATTTCCTCCGGCAAATCCTCTAGGGAAACCTCCTCGACGCCACCAGGTTGCCGGAAGAAGTCCCAGCGGAACTGACCCCCAGGTCTCTCTTTCTCAGCCAATCGATAATACCAGTGGTCATCATCCATGGGGTTGGTGTCCATAATCACGCCGCGCCACGTCGGACCCCCATCAGCCTTGGTCGGGAAACGACCGACACGGTGCGTCAGGCCATCGACAACCGCCTTGGGCAACTCTCGACACTCATTCACCCAGGCACCGGTCAGCTCCAAAGACAAAAGCTTTCGAACATCCTTCGGATCATCGAGGGCCATGAAGATAATCTCGCAATCAATACCGGCAGCGCCATCCCTGGGAGGCAGCTTGATGTGGTGCGTGATAGGCGGGGAATACTTCACATTGCCCCACACATGCTCCGGCAACAATTCCAACCAGGTCTTCAGCGTCGTGGTCCGCAACATGGGATGCGTGTTCCGCACAATCGCCCAACGTGTGTACTTTATCCCGTCACGCGGACTAGGCTTTTGCTCAACCGCACGCCGGAATATCTCAGCACAACACGCATAAGACTTGCCGGAACCAACCGGACCCATCAATCCACGCACAAACGCATCACTCGCAAAGAACTTAGCCACAGTCGGCGACGTGCTAAAATCTAACTTTAACCCCGCAGGGGTCGCTTGCTCACTCATCACTCTCATCCTTCCAAGGCATCTTAGGCAGCGTCACCGCGCTCTTGTCTAAAATTATCCGGCTGCACGCCCCGCATAAAACACGCGTCGGCTTCTTGCGATACACACGACCCCGTGTCTGGGCGCCGCAAAAATCACACTCCACAAAATCCTCATAGTAACGCCGGTAAAGACTAGCCATCGCCGTCATCCTTCGGCATCACCATCTCAATGCTCACCACAGACGGCTTGTCAGCTTCCTTCTCTTGCTCAAGCAATCCAGCCGCCTTCGCAAGCATCTGTAACACCCGAACCTTATCAACCAACTCAACCTCTACCTGGTCACCATTCCTCCCAGGCGTCACCTTAATCTTCTTAATCGCCCTCAACGCTCCATCAGGAATATCCTCAACAGACCTCAACCGCACACTCTGCGTGCCGTCCTCACCCTCAACAATATCCACAATGTCCGTTATCTTGCTCGAACCCAAGTTCAATAACTCAGCCGCTAACTCATCACGGTTGTCATAAATCAACCGAGAACCACGAACTCGCTTCTGCAACTCTCCCATCGCAAAACGCCCCACCTTCGGGACGCTCTGCTTGCCAGGCTTCTTAGAACGGGAGTGGGTCATCTTCCGTATCCTTTGTATCTCCAGAACGCTGGTCACCCCAAGGTGCCTGGCCACGACCACTATCACCACCATCCTTCTTCTCATCATCAAACAGCTTCAGCCAAACCTCGCCCTCCTTATTCGGTAAAGGCAACGTCTCTAACTTCACGCTAATCTTGCCGTCCTTCTCAAAGGCAACTCCATGCCTCAACCAAACAGGCTTCTCTCGGCCTGGAACCTCCTTAGCCTGTACAACACTAAATCGCTTGCTCATCCAAAACTCCTTTCATGTTTTTCTGGAAAAAATTTCTGTGTGGCCCCCCTAGACGTACAGGGACGGGCGGGGGGCAAGGGGTGGGGTCGGCGTGCATTTTGTTTTGCCGACCTTGCCCGTCCTGTATCTGCGCGGTGTACACATACCAAGCGACCGTCTGATGTTTGTACACTCATGTCATCCTCATCTTGTTACCCAGGTGCTTTATCAGCGCATCAACGTCCTTGGGCTTACTGTCATTGTTCTTCCTGGTGATGAAGTATTGCAGTGACTGTGGTGCTTGCTTGTTCTTCTTAGCAAGCCAACGCACAACACCCTGCGCATCCTTGGTGAAGCTCTCGACCGTGTAGCCCAGCTCGATCAGGTCACGGGCCAGTGACATCTGCCGCATATCATACTGCCATGCTCGACCGTACTGATCCTGTACGATGCGTGCGTAAGCTGTGCATAAACTTCTACAAATCCCATTATCTATATTATCTTTATCTATAGTTCTATTGTAGTAGTTATGTACAAGCTGTGGCTTGTGTTCTTGTACAAGCTGGGGCTTGTTTTTGGAATTGTCAGAGCTAGCAGTATTACAAGCTGGAGCTTGTGTCTTGTTAGAGTTATCCACAGGCTTTTTCTTGGGTTTTGACAGGTGTCCTCTTGGGCCTCTGTCTGCGAGTTCTATTGTTTTGGCTGCTTCTTTTGCCAGGTCTTGTGGTGTCTTCTCTGGCTCTGGAGCGCTGGCGACGACATCTTCCCATGACATGCGTGGGTCGTAGATGACGCGCCAGACTGCGCCCTTCTTACCGTATGGTCTGGACGGAGCTTCTTTGCGGAGCTTCTCGATGTATCCCCATTTGACGAGCTTGTTGAAGTGCTGTGAGACTGCTTGCTGAGAGATGTTGAGTGTCTTAGCGATTGTGGATTGGTTCACCCAGAAGCAAGCTGTGTATGCTGAAGCGTGTGAACAGGCGTATGACAGTATGAAGAATGTCATGGGGTACTGCACGAAGCGGAGGTCTCTTGTGGCTCTGCCAGGCATGATAGAGATAGCGCCTGGGGATTGGCCTTCGCCGTGTCCCTCTGGAGCGTCTCTGATTGGGTCTGGGGTGAGCTTAGACTTTTCCATCAGAAGTCTATCTCTTGGGCGTTTACTTGGAGTATTGTTTGGCCTATGCGCTGGGCAATCTGTGGGACTATAGCGTTTCCTAATCCTTTAAGTCTGTCCACCCTTCTGGGTATCCCATTAGCCACTCGACCCACTGCGGGTTCAGGGAGCCAGAAGTCTCGGAGACTACCATTGAAAGATTGAGCTGTTTGCCCTTCTCCATTCGCCTCTTGATAGCTGGCATTCCCTTGTGGCCTCTGTCCCTGTTGTCGCTTGCTGTTGGCGTTGGCCATAGTCCTGACCTCACTGCGTCTGGCAAGCTGTTCTTTGCATCTCTGCCCACTGCCTTGAGTGTCTCTGGCTTTCTCGCTCCCTTGTAATCTCGGGCTGTTGGAGTTGGCCAAATTTCGTCCGATGATCCAAACTCTGTCTCGTCTGTGAGGCGCGTCAGCGGCACAAGCTGGAACAATGAACGGCCTTGCGGCGTAGCCTTGCCCTTCCAAGTCAGATAGCACCTCGTCGAGGCCCATAGAGACGTGCCCATAAACATTCTCGAAAACGCACCAAGAGGGTCGTTTGGTTTGAATAATGGAAAATATGTATGGCCAGATATGTCGGTCATCTTCTGTGCCTCTGCGCTCCCCGGCAAGTGAAAATGGCTGGCACGGGTATCCTGCGGTGAGGATGTCGCAGTCTGGAACAAGTCCATCTGGGTCATTTGCTAATTCCTTTACATCTTCTGCAATCGGCACATCAGGCCAATGCTTCGCAAGTATCTTACGCGACCATTCTTCAATATCACAAAACAAAACAGGAGAACTTAACCCGGCCCACTCAAAGCCAAGAGAAAAGCCACCAATTCCACTGCATAAATCAACGTGTCGCATCAGAAGTCTATCTCATCCTCTTCGCGGTCGTCTTCTACTTCACCGGAGCCTTGGCATGTGTCGCATGTATCCCAGTACGCATCGATGAAGCCGCCATTGATGTAGTCGATGACGTTCTTCTCGTATTCGCATGAGCCGGAGCCGTCGCAATCGGGGCATTGTTTGGTTTTGGTATCTGTCATAGTTTCACCCATTGGCCTCCCACTGTCTTCTGTGCGACGTGGATTGGCATGAGAATGCCCTTGGCCTTTTCTGATTTGTTTCCCATTGGAACGATTTTGCTTCCCCAGCTTGTTCTGAAACTCTCGACCAGGGACTGAATGATTTTGGTACGGATGACCCACATCTCGTCACCGACGCCGTGAAACCAGAGGTGCGGGTTTGGACCTTCTGGATGTATGCCGGATGGCTTGCCGCCATCGAACACCTGGAGAGCGAGGTTGCGCGTGTGTTCTGCCGACACGTCGTACTTACATTCTCCGGTGAGGGGCAGGGTTCCGTACAGCGGGACTTCGATGTTGATGCGTAGGTCATACTCTATGTCTTTTGGTTTCCAACATTCGTGGCCTTGTTCTTTGAGCCAATTGCGTACACGGGCTTCGAACATTTCGCCCTGGGCCAGCTTGCTACGCCAATCGGGGTTCCGATCTGGTAAACGTGTGGTCTTGTAGTTGTACGCTTTGGCCATAAAGAAATCAGCTCTCGGATAGTTCCGCTCGTAGTTCGCGGTATGCTCGGTCGATGGCGGGGTCGTTTTCGCGCAGAACAGCCAGGCGTCTGATGCCGTGAAGGATTGTCGTGTGGTCGCGATTGTTGAGGATGCGTCCGATCTGAGGCTTGGATGCGTAGGTCAGCTCGGAGCATAGCCCGTAAATCATGTGCCGCCATATCATTACGTCCTGGTGCCGGCGCATCGATAGCAGCTCGATGGTGCTTATACCGCTCTTGCGTGAGACGGCAAGGACCACTTCTTTGCACGATAGAGAGACGGTGAAATCTCGCAGATTACGGTCCCGGGGAAGAGGGCGTGAACCAGCTTCTTCTTGAGATTGTAGATTGGTGTCTTGAACCCCTTCACGTCCTCGATGACCCTGGCTCCCCTCTGTCCCTGGAGACCCGTCGCCTGTCGGTCGAAGTATGCGAAGTCCGCTATGTATTTGCATATCAATTTCCCATCTATTGTACATCTGAACACCGGTTGGAGTTCGAGGTTAGTTATTTCGCCGGCCTCGGCCCTCGGTTTGAGGACGTGCCAGTAGTGTTTTGCTTCGGCTTGGCTGTCGAAGACGTGACCATCGAGTTCTACTTTCTTGGCCTTGTACTTCACGCAACCTGTCCCGCTGCCCTGGTCATCACCTTCATCTGGTGTTCGAGGTTGAGGTTCAGCTCTCGGCACAACAGCTCTTCGAGCCAGAGGTTTGTGGACATCTGCTTGCGCTTTGCTTCCGCTTCTACGGCGTCTTTCACGTCGGGGTGCGTGCGGATAAATATGACTGCTTTGTCTTTACTCATTTCTCCGTTCCAAAAAAAGTTACGTCTGGTACTTGAACGGATGCTAGCACCGTGCTATCTATGCTGTATAGGTGAACATTAGCTGAATGGAGCATGGAAAATGTTGACAATGACAAGACCAGACCACGGGACAATGCACGAAGGCAAGTTTGCAGCTTATGTTCGCGTTTCTACCGACGGCCAGGATGTTGCTACTCAGGAGCATGGCATCAAAGCTTTCTTGAACGGGGGAAACCACAAGCTGAAGTGGTTCAAAGAAGAGGGCGTTTCATCCGGCACCGATTGGCACCAGCGTCACGAGTTACATGCGTGCCTGGATTACTGCCGCAAGAACGACGCCACAATGGTCATTTACTCTGTGAGCCGTATGTCACGTCGCACCTGGGAGACACTGCGCTTCTTGGAGCAAGAGGTGAAGACCGGCAAAATCAAATTGGTTGTCGTGGACAATCCCAACCTGGACCACAACACCATTGGCTTGTTGTCTGCCGTCGCTGAGATGGAGCGCACACAAATCAAGGCTCGTACCAAGATGGCCTTGAACCGTATCCAGACAGAGATAGCAGAGAAGGGGAGCTACACTGCCAAGTCTGGCCGCACCATTACCAAGCTGGGCGTGCATGACAAGCTGGCCGAGGCCGGCAAAGCTGGCAACGAAGCGCAACGCGCAGCCGGTCAAGAGCGTGCCGCTGATGTCTGGCCAATCATGGAAAACTTGTTGGACCGTGGACTGAGCTATCGCGCGATTGCTCGTGAATTGAACAAGATGAACGTCGCACCACCGTCGCGCCGTCAGAACCCAGACCTGGCAAAGCGCACCGAGTGGTACGCATCGAGCGTGCGCAACTACATTCTCAGAATGAAAAATAAATGATTTTTAATATTGATAAAAATATTCTGTGGGACTAAAACGTGAACATGGAGTGAAGAATGAGTGTACGTCAAGGCAAGAAACGCATCAAAATGAACCAGACGGTGCAGTACATGCGCCAAGGACTGATGCGTTTTAAGCGTCGCCTGGATATTCCTATGTGGCACATCGACCACTTGAACAAAACTATCGATATGTTCGAGGAAGCTGTCGATGAGCTTAAACGTATCCGCAATTCAAACACTCTGCGAAATAGCGACAAGACGATGTATGCTCAAGGCACGCTCGTTATGATGAACAAGCAGTTCGCACACATGTCGCCAAGAGACCCTCGCGAAAGAGGGGCTGAACAATTAGAGATGACGGAACAGCATGGCTTAATTGACAAGCGTGGTGAACCGGAATTGCTGGCCCGTGAAGACCTCGACGAGCCAGTTGTATGGAGACCAAGTGATAGGTTTGGTCTTGATAAATAGGGGTCTAGAAGCAGTACAAAAACCGTAAGGAGGGTTTTTCATGTTAATTCAAAATGTTAAGCAAAGATGTTCAACTGCTTTGCGTATAATAAGTATTCTCTTAGTATCGCCTGACCATCCAGAAATACAGAACAGTAAGCGCTTACAGGTTGCCGAGACTGTCCTGTCTTTCCTGGCAATGCTGGCGTTTCTGTATGCACTGTATTGGCTGTTGCTGATCGGCTGCGCCGTATCCGACCAATGCTGGAACGATTGGGCGGGGTATTGAGACATGCCAAAGCTAACGAAAACAGGCTACGAAATTGGAAGCAGCGAAGCTGGTGCGATTGTTTTACACAAGACATCATTCCAAACCAGGCACGAGGTTCTGCGCCGGCACAAACTTGCACGGGCAGGGGTTGAAGACATCGAGCAAATCCGCAACCCGAATGCATTGCAGAGAGGCACGCATCTAGAGCTGGGTGTCGCGAACTGGGCGCAAGAGCGTTTGGTTGAGATGACTAGCGCACATGTTCAAATGGAAGAGCCGGAAGAAGCTTTCTCCAAGCCAGACCTGGGCATAGCATCGAGCGTTGATCGTATCATTGAGCTACATGCGCCGTTGCATCTTGATAAATCAGACGGCACCGTGGCGTCCTTCAATCACGTCGGCATCATGGAAGTGAAGACAGACTTCTATCACCAGGGCAAACCCAAACCTGAGTGGGTCATCCAGGTGCTACATCAAATGCTCTGCACTGACCTTCGCTGGGCCATCATCGCCTGTATGGACCAGGCAGGGAAGCTGCACTTCTATCCGGTCGAATGGGACGAGAACATGGTGGTTCTGATGATTGAAGCATACGCGGAGTTCTGGGAGCTGGTGAAGAGCGACGGGGAGTATCCACCGATTGCGCAAGACCCAAAGCCAGAGTTCAAGGACATCAGCGACATGCTGCCACAGACAAACCAGGACGTGGCCCAGCTCTGTGGTGATTACCTCAAGGCATCAGCCGAGGAACGCCAATGGAAGAAGACAAAGGATGACATCAGGGACGCGATTGAAACATGCCTTGATGCCCTGGGTGTTGAGTATGCAGCGCTTCCAGGTTTCGAGATTACTTCCGCGTCAGTGATGAAAGAGAAAAAGAAAATGGTCGGGACCGGAGAGATGGCCCCATCCAGTAAGTTTGCAATCAAGGAGATTTCCAATGACTAATCTGGTTACAACGCGCAAATCATTGCAACCGCAAACAATGGAAGAAGCAATGCGCTTCGCTGAAGTAATAAGCAAGTCTGCCATGGTCCCCAAAGAATACCAGGGCAAACCGGCCAACACCCTGGTCGCTGTTCAGTGGGGCATGGAGCTGGGCCTAGCGCCAATGCAAGCGCTCCAGAATATCGCTGTCATCAATGGCAAGCCGTCAGTGTACGGTGACGCATTACTGGCCATGGTTCGAGCCGACAGCCGGTGTCGAGGTGTACAAGAATATGTCGAAGGCAAAGGCGACGACATGATGGCTGTCTGTATCATCAAACGCGCACACGGTGACGACATCGAAGAAATCAAACGCACCTTTTCTGTGGGCCAGGCGAAGCAAGCTCGGTTGTGGGGCAAGCAGGGACCGTGGCAGCAATACCCAGAACGGATGCTGCAACATCGCGCCCGTGGCAATGCCATCCGCGACGGGTTCCCTGATGTCATCAAAGGTCTCATCACAGTAGAAGAAGCCCAAGACATGGAACCACGCGACGTGACGCCCACACAGGCGCCCGTACAGGCACCAAAGCTGGAAGACCTGGCCAAGACTGCACCGAAACAAGTTGAGGCTGTAGAGGTCGTGCCAGAGCCGGTCGATGATGACACCCCCAAAGACTTCGAGATGGCCATACCTGGTAAGGAAGCCAAGTATTTTGAGACCGCTGAAGACTTTGCGGATGCCTATAATGACCTTATGCTTGCGGTTCGAAGAGCCGACAAGCTAGCTCCGGCAACCCGTCGTACCAAGCTGAAAGAACTTGAGCAAGCGAATGAGATATCTCTCGACCGGTTATCCCCAGAATTAAGGGAAGAACTCAAGGAGAAGCGCCTTCAGTACAACAAAGGGTTAAGTCTGGAAGAGAAGGAGGGGGCCGATGGATAAGGTAGGTCTCACCCCAGTACAGCAAGAGGTGTATGACTTCTTGCGCTTGTACCACAAAGTGTACGGTGTTTTCCCCACGGTCAAAGAGTTGTGTTCCGGTAAGATTGACGGGGAGCAAATCATCAAGCCTCGATCCTCGACAAACGGGATGCACCGTATCCTAAAAGGATTGGAAGAGCGGGAATGGATTGAGATTATGCCCATGCGCGGGAGAGCTATAAAGCTTCTATGATTTCTTCTTGAGCAAGTCGCTGTCAGCCTTTCTTGCTCCACCTTTACCGCTTACGAAAGATTTAACACGGCCCATCGCCCACTGGTGGGCCGATGTTTTTGGGCGAGAGCCAGAGCTGTAGTATGCTCCTAGGCCACGCTTGTAGACCTTCATCAGCTTCTCATTACTGAAACGGCCAGCCCCGCTGATGCCATCAAATTTTGCCATTACCGTTTGCTCCTCTCTTCACTGATGCGGTCCATCATTGCCGGCGTTAGCTTGTTCATCTTGTACAACCGGCGCGTCTTTTTGATTTCGCTCCGCGTAGCATCAGGGTTCTTGCTGCCCTTGACGTAGCGCTTCGGCAAGCCGCTCTTCTTGTCCTTGGGTTGTGCTTTGAACTTACTCATCTAACAGCTCCAGTGCGCGTTCCAGGGTCTCCTTGTTGCGACGTGACCAGCCACGCCCGTA